CGAGTAATCTTGCTCATTGGGCTTTCTTTGCCCATAGTAGCCATTTGTGTTTCTGGCTTGAAAGGATCAAACGCATTTGGAGTCTTCTTACCTTCGTAAGGTATATCAATTGTATTGTCTTTCATTTGGTCTTTGATGCTGTCAAGGTAGCTATTGCCATATGCTTTGGCAGCTTCTTTAGCGCCAGGCTGTTCTTCAAGTTCAGTGTGATCTAGTACAGGACTATGTGAAGCTTCGTTAGCATAAGCTTCACTTTCACTGTTGATGCTGTCATCGAAGTTAGTACCAACAACACGAACCATGTTAACATTGTATCCTAGCAACTGCGCAATTTGCTGAATCATTGGTTCGGTAGCAGGATAACGAAACTCTGCTTTAATGATATGAACTGGTTCGTTCACTAGATCAGGAAAACCATATGGGCTTTTCTGAATAGGTGTAGATACCGGATCAGAAATCTTGATAGGATCGAACTTCTTTAGATTGAACTTGAACATGTCAAGGAAGTTCTTATCAACGTTTCCGGCGACCTTAATAGTGTAATTGTAAGTGTGAACACTTTCAACGATATATTGTTTTAAACTGCGCATATAGGATCCTTGAATATCTTTATTATATATTTATCATTGCTCGTTATTTTTAGTGTTGAACATCTTGAGCAATTCATTGCGGTCTAGTGACTGACCTGCTCCTAAAGGAGTATTCTCAATTTCTTCAGTTTTAGCTGCATTCTTAGCATCTAACTGTGCTTTTTTCATCTGTAAATCAAGCATTTTAAGCTTTTTGTTAATCTTTGCGGTCTTTGCAGTAATAGCATGACCGAGCATACTACTAGCACTGTTGAAGATTTCTGAACTAAAGCGTGATTCTACTTGCATTCCTAAGTCCATCAAGTCCTTATAACTTGATGTAGCCATCTCAGCTAGCTCATCCATCTCACTATCAGCAGCTTCTAAGCCACGAACTTGAGGAAGTGCTGCTTCTATTTTATCTAGTGTACTAAGTGCGTTTTCAGTAACTTCTTCCGTTACGTCAGGCAATGGAATAGTTAATTCGTTATCATCGCCCGATGCTAGCTCAAATAATTCTTCAAGTTTCTTAGTCATGTGAGTATTTAGCGTTACTTGCGCCCATTATAAAAGATATCGTCTTCGGTTATTACTCTAAACGTTAGCCCGTTTGCTCTACAGTAAGCATTAGCTGCTGCCCATTTTGCATGATTCACTGCAACTATCGCCATAGTTCTTGCATTGGCCCTCTTGCTTTCAATGACGCTTTCTTTTTTTGGTTTGATTTCGACAACTTCAGCAACTTGCTGACCTCTTTTGTTTTGGTATACTACAAAGAAGTCAGGGATATAGATAGTTGGTTTGCCGGTAAGAGGATGTTTATATGGTACTTTAATAGATTCGCTAGCCCAGTATATGATACTATCATTGTTGTCACAGAATGTCATGAACGTGAGTTCCCATCCTGATCTATATCTAGGAGTATGTTTACCTATGTATTTTTTAGGGTTCTTTGGGGTATAGAATCCTTGCGCCCATTTACCCATGTTACAATACTACGTTTCGTAGCACCGCTTGATTGGGTTTTGGAACTATACCTATGCCGTATAGTGATGCTCTAGGTCTAAACGTGTTCAAATAGTAGCACATTACTTTATTCAACTCTAGCTCGTTGTTTACTCCTTTTAAAATCTCTAGTAAGGATATGACATTGTAGCCTCCTTCTTGAGCAATTTTAAATAATAAACTAGTAAAGTTTTCTGCAATTATCCTACTTTTTGAGTTACCTATGAAGAATGATAGAACTACATCGTATTCAGATGCAGGTACTACCAGCTTAGTGCTGTAAAAATTATCGAAAATTCGTACGGTTTGATCTGCCGCTCTAACTGATGAAATAGACATAATATTATTTAGTCGTTTAAACTATCGTTGTACCCGTAAATTCTGGTTCAGTCGTGAATCCAGAAAAGAATGGGGGATTAACTAAGTTTGCACCGTTATTCTGCGTACCAGCATTAGTTATGTTAGTGTTAACAGCAGGAGGACGAGTAAGTGCGCCGATGACGGGAGCACCAGCAGTACCTACTGTACCCGGGGTCATGCCAGCAGTTGGGAAATCAAACAACGTATTTCTGGCGTTTGGAGTATTCTGAATTGTATTTCTGAGCATTGCATCTAATTCTGCTTTTACAGTAGTTTTTACGTTAGTATTCTTAAATGTGTTGTAAGCTGTTCCAGCAGTTTTAATAGCGCCCAAAATATTGCCCTCTCCTAATGCTTCAATCGTTCCGCCTACTGCATCAACAAGTCCACCTTGACCCAGTATAGTTCCATTTGCACCGGGTGCAGAGATAGGACTTACCGTTGTATCGTAGTTTGCAACGTCACCGAAGCCCGTAACAATATCACCGGGTGATCTACCATCTAACGCACCATAGTTGTATACTACAGTTTCATAGTCGATAGTCATTCTATTTTGCATGACGCCACCACCTTCACTATAGTTGTAAGTATCGTGACCGAAAGAGGTTATGACAGGATTTACTAATGAGTATGCAGTAAAGTTATGTTGGTTGAAGCCAAATACAGTGATGTTCTTAAAGAATGGAACTTTCTTTCCAGTAGACGAATCTGTTTGACCACCAGTAAAGCCCCAATCATCATCACCGCTGATTGAAGTGTCATATATATTATTACTGTTGTATGATTTACCACTTGAACTACCGGAGCCGCCCCTGTTACCAGCGAATACTATGCCTGGCTTATTAGCGTCATTGTAGTAGTAAGTATAATATGCTTCCCAAAGCTTTGTAGCTTGGTTGTTATTATCATCATGGAACGTTATTTCAATAGGTTCGTATCTTATTTTAGTTTGTACAATACGTTTTCTATTATATTGATTTAGCTGCTGGGTCTGAACACTGAATGAAGGCAACTTTACTTCTTTGACCAATAATCCATAGTTCCCTTCTACAAAATATGCATCGGGGTTGATGTCAAAATAGGTATGAAAGAGAAATTTAAGCTTCGGTGCATTCTGATACGAATTCGTTCTGAATGTTTTGGAAGCGTGGGTGTAGTCTCTAAGGTAGTCGCTGCCGAAGAAAGCTCCGGCAGCGTCCTGTAATAAACTTTGACCCCAATTTCCTAATGACATTAGTTTGTCCTAATTATTAGGTAGTAGCGCCGATACCTGTAACAGATGCACCACCGAATGCACGACCAACAGAAGTACCAACACCTGATTGAAGAGGTGATTGAACTGCGTTATCGTAGGCGATTGAAAGTGCCATTGTTACTGCTTCAGAAGTACCATAGTTAAGTGCGTTATAGTTAACTGACTTCAAGAAGCAGCCGTATAGTTCCCAAGTTTCAAGAACAGTAGGAGCTAGTGCGCCGTTACCACCGTCTAGAATTTCAACATTTGTTTGGAACTTGTAGTCTTGACCTGTTGCAGCAGATGCCTGCTCTACGAAATCAAGTTGCTTCTGTAACTGCTGTCCAACTGCTTTCGAAACGGTTCCGGATGCATCGTCACGAATGTTGACTGACATATCTGCCCAAGTGTGCTTACCTGCCAACTTTAGCGTTGAGTTGTAAATTTGAATTGGAATTTCAGCAAACGAAACGTTCGGGCGTGAGCAGTCAATTACTTGCTTAGTCAACTGAAGTCCACTATCAGAATCAATACCAAAGTTCAAAAAGTTAACTCTGAAGCGGAATTGAAGTTTAGGCATTAGTAGACCTTGGTTGCCACCCGCATTATCAGACGCTACGGTCATATTGAACAATGATTGTGAGGCTGTTGCCATTTTATATTCTCCTGTAAAAGTATTTATCTTTTAAAGTGAGGGGCCGTTATGACCCCTCACCTTAATTATTATGCGCTCAACTCACCGGTGTTGAGAACACGAACCGGAATGTAGATGAATTCAATCGCCTTAACAGGCTCAATTGCAACGTCTACCCAAAGTTCGTTTCTATCGATACGGGCCGGAGTGTTGTTTGACTCATCACAAACTACAAGATAGTCATAGAGACCTCTCTTAGCGACTAGGTCGACCATTAGAGTTTCTACGACACCTGCAATCTGCTGTCTTGTAATCGAATCATTTGGTTCGAATACGAACGGACGAGCAGCAACAGTTAGCTGTCTACGGATATAAGCAATAAGTCTTGCAACGTTAATTCTATCAAGTGCAGAATTTGATGCAAAGCTAGACTTGTTACCGTAGTTAAGCAATCCGTTTCCAGTGAAGAAGACCATTGGGTTAATCTGATTCGTATACAATACGTCACGAATACCGATTCTAGTCTTAATTACTTGGAATTCACCAGTTGTTGCATCTACGTAACCGATATTAGTTGCGTTATCGATGATACCGCGACGAGTACCAGCTGGTGCGAACCAAGGATAAGCAACATTGTCATTACGAAGAATTGTTCTGATCATCATGTGTGATGAAGGAACTGCAACTAAGTTGCCATTCAAGTCTGGTGCAATACCGCTTGGGTAGAATAGACCCATATACGTACTGCGAGATACTAGACCTTCTTCACCGGTTGATGTTGCGCCAGCAGCATTAGTCGCCCATGCTTGAATTGCTGTAGCATCATCTGGGAGTCTCATTGGAGTATCACCGATGATGAATCCTGTTTCTCCGCGGTCAGCGTTCAACACAATCATGTTAGGCTGAAGTTCAGGATAGTTAGGGCAAGCAATGATGTTGAATGTATTATCTTCATCACGAATCGCAGTGTTAGTATCGACTGCTGATCTTAGTGCCTGAACTACCATGTTACGCTGTGCCTTACGACCCATATAAGGAGAACCGTTAGACTGTAGCCCGCTTGCAGTTACCCATGCATCCTTCTCCACTGGGAGAGTTTGGTCAGGGAAGCTGTCATTATTGAAGTAGTTAACACGATATTGCTTAACGTTATAGCCTGAACGACGAGTGTTAAACAACAACATACCTACCGGATATGCAGTAGGTTCCGGAGCATCCAAATCAAGATAGTTATTAGTCAATAATGACTGGATTGTTGGAATCGGGTCGTTCGCTGGATTAGTAGTTCCGTTGCCTGCCCAACGAGCATCAGCGAATACTACTCCAGTAGAACTTGTCTGATCAGTGTTATCAATAAGAACCCATCTGTCAACGCTATCTACTGACTGCCAACGATTGATGATTGGATAATTTTCAAGGTCACTTGTGTCAATCCAAATATCACCATATACGAGTGCAGTACCGTCACTCTGAGTTGTCGGCTCACTTGCGCTTACCAGTGGACCATTAGGATCAGTTGTGTTTGATCCAGTTGGGCTTGGGAAACCATTTGAGTCATAGTTGATGTTTTTATATGCAAGCCAGCCACTTGAAGCTCTGACCATAATATCAACTTCATCAATTACTGAGAAGAACCAGTTAGTGTTGTTGACTGGAGCCTCAACCGGAGCACCTTCGTTAGCTGTCATTGAGAATTCTACCCAGTTTGACAAACAAGTAGAATACTCAAGTGCACCAGAACCACTCTTATAAACGAGTTCTGTTACGTTGCCGCCACTGACTGCATTAACAACACAAATCAAATCATTAGCCGGAGATTGTCCACCTAATGCAGATCCTAAGAACGTTACTTCATCACCTACTGCATAACCACTTCCGTCATTAGCAAATGAGGTTGGGTTAATTAAGTAAGTTTGATAGTAGTTTTCTACGTTAATCTGTAGACCAGTACCTACACCAGTAGTTGATGATTGCGACGGCTGATAAGAAGTGACCACGAATGGTCCTTCTTTAACACCGGTTGTAGTTCCAATAATGAAACCTGCTTCTTGAATCCAACCGTTACTGACGCCAGCGCCACTAATGTCTTCTAGAATAATACAACCGCCCTCAGTGTGGGTAAGTTGCAATGCGCCTGCATCAGTTACAGTACAAGTAGTGAAGGGGATTCCAGCAGCAGACCAAGCAGTAACAACACCAGTCGTAGTCGCATTATCCGGGATAATCACTGAGTAAGTTGATGATAGTGCTGATGTTCCAGGAACAGTAACGTTTACTGAAACAGTGTATGGTCCGTTGGTGAATGTTGGGTTTAATACTGAACCAGTAATAACTGTAGGACCTTCTGCAATTCTTTCCCAATAGTAGACAGGTGCTTGTATGTAAGAATTC